AGATGACTCTGAAAGAACGCATCTCCGATATCTTCGAAAAGTACAGCGTCGAACTCGCTGTCGAAGAGAAGGAGGAAACACAAGAGGTCGCATTTGCGACTGCTGTCCTCGATAGCGGACAGGAAATCCAAACCGACGCGGACGCATTCGCTGTCGGTGTTTCTGCTTTTGTCGTGAATGACGAAGGCGAACGAATCCCTCTCCCGGATGGAGACTACAAACTCCAGGACGGCTCGATGCTCGTAGTAGCAGAAGGCGCAGTCGCTGAGATGAAAGAGGCAGAAGCCGAAGTCGAAGCCGAAGAGGAGAAGGAAGAAGAGATGAAAGCGGAGACCGAAGAGGTTCAAGCATCATCTGAGGTGTTGACTCGAGAAGCTGTTGAAGGCATGATCGCCGAAGCTATCGAAGCAACGAAGAAAGAATTCTCTTCACAAATTGAAGAGCGGGACGCGAAGATCACGGAGTTGAGCAAGCAAGCCACTCCAAGCATCGCACGCGCCCCAAAGATGGAAGCTCCCGTTTCCGTCGATTTGAAAAGTTTATCAATCCAGGAGCGCGTTGCCGCGATCCACAACCAATTCTCTAAATAATGGCTAACGCTAATATTCTACATCCGGGCACATATGCCGGAGAAGCGGCACGTCCTTACGTTGCTGCTGCGGTTTTATCCGCTGACACAATCGCGAACGGATATGTTTCTGTTATCGAAAACGTTCACTCGAAAGCGGTTCTCCGTAAGTTTTCGGGCGCAATCCTTGCAGATGCAACTTGTGAATTCACCGGATCAGGATCTTTGACTCTTGGTGAAGCTATTCTTGAGGCTAAGGCTTTACAAATTAACGAGCAAGTTTGCAATGATGACCTTCGTTCGACTTGGGAGTCTGCACAGATGCGCGGACAATCTTCAGCGGCTCCCGCTGACTTCACAACTTTTGTCGCTCAATACGTAGCTGCTAAGGTTGCTGAAGGAGTAGAGCGCAACTTGTGGGCTGGTGACTTTGATTCGGACGGCAGTGGTGCAGGTGGTGTAGTGTATGACTCTTTTACGGGTATCTGCCAAAACTTGAAAGCAGAGTACAATGCCGGAACCATGCAACAGTTAGGCGGAGTGACAACAGCCGCAAATATTCTTGGACGTTTAGCAGGTTTGACTGCGGAAGCTCCAACCGCAATCGCAGGTGATCCGGAAGCAAAGATTTTCATGAGTCGCGGAATGGCTCAGTTGTATTATCAAGCTCTTGCGACAACCTACAATCAATCCTTCTTGAACGATGGTCTTGTTGCTCGATACGCTGGTTATGATATCGTTACTCCGGGCGGCATGCCTAACGATGCGTTCATCTTGTCGCGAAAGGATAACCTGTACTTCGGAACCAACCTTTTGACTGATCACATTCAAGCTTCTGTATTGGACTTGCAAGGTGTAACGGGTGACGATGTTACTCGTGTGATCATGAAGTTCTCAGGTGGGACGCAAATCGTAGACGCAGCGTCTGCTGGTTTCGCTTATCGCACATCCTAATTCATTCGGGGAGGGGCGTTAAATCCCTCCCCTTAATTCCCTAAAATATGGCTTGTACAATTACAATCAACGGCAGGGCGTTTCCCTGCAAAGATAAGATCGGGGGAATCAAGCGCGTCTGGATTAAGCAATTCGCGTCGGATGACTGGGTTCAAACAGATGGTGAAGTTGCCGCGAACTCTTCAGGAATTACACTCTTCGGTTTTGAGATTACGAAGAACAACGGATCACTTCAACAGACGGTGAATGCCTCGGTTGAAAATGGCACTGTTTTCTACTCTCAAGTTCTCGAGATGTCTTTGCCTAACTTAACGGAGGGAGACAATCAAGAGATAAAAGACTTGCTTAGTTCTCGCCTAACGGTTTTGGTTCAAGATGTCAACGACAATTATCTCGCAATGGGGGTCACAACAGGAGTTGAGGCAACAGGCGGCACAATTGGCACGGGAACGGCAAAGGGTGACTTTAACGGCTATCAAATCCAATTGACAGCTGAAGAGTCTACACCTGCTCCATTCGCAGATGCAAGCGATACCAACTTGACTTTGACAGCAGGCACTTGATTTCATTTTCTTTGGTTAGAATATAAAGGAAGGGGGAGGGCAATAG